GAATGATAGACCTCTTCCTATGGCAAAAAAGAAGAAGGGGGAAGAAGTTCGCGAAGCTCGTGAAGAAGGGGAACATAATGAACCTGAAAATGATATTACGAAATTATTAAAAGATGCACGAAAAGAAGAAGCTAATGTAGACGTCAACGATGAACATGAAGGAGAAGAAGAGGGCGACCAGATTTTAGATAAATTAGGTGGAAATACATACAAAGAGAGAATTGAGGCCACTATTAAAAATATCAAGGAGCATTCCAATGATTTTTTAACTCCTGAGGCATTGGCGCGTTTCAGCCCTAAATTTTTGCATATTCTTGATAATATTAAAGACCCTGAATATTTGGGTTTACATCTAGTTTACAGTCAATTCAGAACACTTGAAGGTATTGGACTTTTCAGTTTGGTATTAGAAAAAAATGGTTTTGCTAGATTCAAAATAAAAAAGAATGGTTCTGATGTTTGGGAAATAGATATTCCTGAAGCGGATTTGGGTAAACCAACATACGCTTTATATACTGGAACTGAAACAGTTGAAGAAAAAGAAATAACTAGACGTATTTACAACGGTGAATGGGATTATATTCCAACCAATCTAGCATCTGATTTGAGGAAGATTGCAAATAACAATAATATGGGTGAAATTATTAAGGTGCTTATGATTACATCATCTGGTTCTGAAGGTATTAATCTTAGAAACACCCGTTATGTTCATATTATGGAACCATATTGGCATCCTGTTAGAACAGAACAAGTTATTGGACGTGCGCGTCGTATTTGCAGTCATAAAAATTTACCTCGTGCACTACAAACAGTTGAAGTATTTGTCTATTTAATGGTATTATCGCCCGAGCAATTAAAATCAGATGATGCAATTGAGTTGAAAAGAAAGGATTTATCAAAAGGAGAACCAAAAGTTCCAATTACAACTGACCAATTATTATTTGAAATATCCGAAATAAAAGCTAATTTGAGTTTGCAATTAACCGATGCAATTAAAGAATCCGCGTTTGATTGTTTTATTTATTCAAACGGTAAATGCATGAATTTCGGCGATCCTAAAAACAATAAATTTTCTTATGTTCCTGATTATGCAAATCAACAAAGTGACCTTACGGTTCGCGCCAATAAAAAACAAATAGAGTGGGAAGGAAAACCTATTACTTTGAATGGAATACAATATGTATACAGAAGAATCAGTCCTAGACAGTTGAATATTTATGATAAGAATAGTTATTTACAAGCATTAGAAAATGGAGACATAATACCAGTTCAAATTGGCACCCTAGAAATAAATGAAAAGGGTGAACAGGTTTTCAAACAATTGGTAACTTAGTAGCATAATGCTATAATAGCTTCTATTAATTCTTTTTCTTCATCAGTTAAACTATTATAAAACAGGTTGATGTCATAATATTTTGTTAGCATTTTATTATAATAATCGCTAGCCTTAGATTTAGTTTTTTTTACTATTTTATCCGAATATTCACCAATGACTTTTTTTTTGTCGGTTGCAATATACACTCTCAATAATGTATTTCTAAATCTCAAATTATACGCCCTTTCTGAAGCACATTTACACACATACAAAAACAAAACAATAAATCCTAAAAAATTCATGTTAGTATTTTATTATATTATTTGTATAATAATATACATTTTATTATACAAATAATTATTTCAATTTTATAATTTTTGCAAAATTAAATCCAACTTTTCATTTAATGCAGATATTTCTTTTTTAATTTCATCAATTTGTGTTTGATAGTTTGGAATACTAATAGTATCATTTGAACTTGTTATTTTTTTTAACTTTCCAAAAATATTTATTTCTTCTGGTTCTTCTTGATGAGACGACTGTTCATCTTCCCATGTTATATGTTTATTATTATTATTATTACGGTTGCTGCCATTATTTTGTGCAGCCACGATATTATTTATTTTAATCAACTTTTCATTTTTAATAGAGGTTTCTTGCGGTTTTAACCAATTTGCATCACTAGATGAGTTCGTATTTTTATTGTTTATCATTTCAATATCATAATTACGTTGTTCTTGAATTCTTTTTATTTCCAATTCAATTTCACTCATAGGTTCATCTAATTTATCAGTAAAATTTGGAACTGGTGGTACAGGTAACGTCATTGCATTTGTAAATTCTTCCTGTTTCTTATTTAATTCTTTTTCAAAAAGGTTCAATCTATCATTATGAATATCCTCAAAAGTAATTGATTGCTTGATTGGCTCATCTTCGTGAATTTTTATTTTTTTATATTGACCATTCGTATAGGGGTTTTGCACAGGCGTTGTAGATTGATTGCTATTTGTTTTGATTATATAATTAATTATTAACAAAATATATTTTTTATTTAATTCAATCAAGTTGTTGCAACTGTTTTTTTCTGTTATAAAAAATTCATTCAGGTTTGATTGAAAAATATGCAAAAGGGTTTTATATTTAATTACTGAATCACATAACTGTTTTATTAATGGTTCATCTATTAATACTTCCCATAATAATTCAAGATTTTCCTTTTCTAAAAAATCATTTATTGACATCGGTGTAAGATGCAAGTTGTAAGATAAGATATATATATTATTATCTTATAACTTTAATTTATAATTTTATAAAACAATTATTTATAATTGTTCATTGAAATAAATTTTTCTAAATTTTTCCATATATTTATCCTTTAAAACATGAGTTTTTAAATAATGTTCGGTTAATTTATCTTCTAACATATGAACAATGAAAAAAATACTGTAAATACCACATTCAGTATTGCCGTATTGATGTTCAACTGGATGATTTTCATCATATACAAAATTAATTTTAGGTTTTAATTGCTTTCCTTGAGCTTGAATCTTTTCTACAAATTTCATTATTTCAGGCGGTGCTTTTCGCCCTACACTGTCAAAGAAAAATATTTTGCCCTTTTTGATGTTTATGAACATGGAAATCCAATGTTCTCCTGGTTTATCGTGAGGATCCGTATTAAATATTATTCCAATTTTGGTTTTACCTTTTTTAATTTGGTCTTCTAAATTGAAATTACATAATTCTTCCCAAACACACTCTCCATATATTTTTTTTTTATCAAAATCAATTGGTGAAGGTCCGATAAAATCAAAACATTTATAAGCCTTTTCATATTGTTTCATTACTTTTATGATATCCACACTTGACAACCATTCATTCGGGTTTTTCTTCCATTCGTACGGCGATTCAGGAGCAAACGAATCTTTAAAATCTTCATCCAATTGTCCAAATTCATCTTTTTGTTTCAACCAACATGATTCTTTATTACATACGTCACTTAGATAATTTGACAACAACTTATGAATTTCTTTTGAATCATTTGTTACTATTTTTACGTCAGGATGGCGCAAATTCCATTTGTCTCTTAATTTAAACAATGATGTATCTGTGTAACATGTATAGTTTTTGATTTCTTTCTTATCTTTTGGACTGCAGTTAACTTTATTCAATTCTATTGGCGTATTTTTTAAATTATGACTGTGACTATGAGAATGACGCGATCCATCATGTTTGCGCGTATTGCGAATACTTTTATTTTTTCCTTTGCCTTTTCCTTTTTGATATTTTTTTTTATTCAATTTTTTAGTCTTATTGTTGTTATATTTTTTAATTCGCATCTTATTTTATAATGATATTTTCTTTTTTGGGAATTCCTTGAATTGATTGAATTCCTTTCATTCTTAAAGTAGGTTCTTTTAAATCTATTTCTTTTATTTTTGGTAATATAATTTCTTCGGGTTTCCTTGTTGTTGTTATTTTTACAAATTTTTCTAAACCATTTGGCATCTTTATTGAACGCATAAATAACTTATCCTTTTCTTTGTCATAATTATTATTATTATTATTATTACTGTTGGCATTTAAATCAACATCTATCTCTAATTCTGCGTCATAATCTTTGTATTGCTCTTGTATAATATCATTGTTGTCTATTATTTTAAAATATTGTATGCACGTTTTTACATAATTATCAAAACTAAATTTAATATCAGGATTGATTTCATTGTAATTATCGTCTTTTTTTAAAAGTAATTCTCGGGTCAAATTTAGTATTCGTTTTCTGTAAAATTTCTTATCTTTTTTATTTATATTTTTGGTCTGTTTGAAATGTTGTTGCATTTTTTCATAAATTTCTTTGTTTATTAAACAATCTAAAGTTATTTGATGTATTATATTTTCTGACATTATATAATAATGAATAAAATTATTGTATAGTATTGTGATTTATTTTTTTGCATGTTTACGCTTTTTGGTTTTGTTTTTTTTTGCCTTTTTGTGGGACTTTTTTCCTTTTCTTGTACTCCTGGATTTTCTTGTTTTTCGTAGTTTTCTTGTTTTTCTTTTACGTTTTCCCCCTGAAGTAGAACGACTATATTCTTCGTCACTTTCATTACCATTACCTTGTTCATTGACTAATGGAGAAAAATCATAACTATCTTCATGTGTAAGACTATCAAAATCATTTCTTGCACCATATGTAGCTAAAAGTGCTACTATGTCTTGCATTCTCATTGAATTATCAGGTTCATTACGATCTAAACTATATTGGTAAACATATGTTGCCCATTTCATTGGAGACCACTTTTCTATTTCATCTTTTTCATTTGGGTCAACGTGATCAGCTTCTAATAATCTTCTAACTTCTTCTACATCACGAAGTTTAATTGCTTTTATAAGCGGTGTGTATTCAATATTACCTCCGCCTTTTTGACAAGAAGATACATTATTTGCTCTAAATAATGACATTATTATTAGTATATATTATAAACATATAATAATTTGTTATTATTTTATTGGGTTTCTTGTAAATCTTTTACTTGAGCACGAGTAGGATTAGAAAACATGTATGTACCAACTACGTTTGGATCCGGATTTGGATTAAAACTATCAAAGTTGTCTTGTTTGAACAATAAATTGTGTTGGTTATAATTATTACCTTCACTCATATTTGGTTTGAACGAATAATTGTACAAATCACTATTACTATTTGGAACATAAACAGCTTGACTACATTTTTGTAATGCATAAATTTGATTTCTTAATTCAGATTCTGTATTTATACTAGACGCGAATCCTGACCATGGCGATTGAGTGTTTCCTGGATTAAATACTGTATGTGGATTGAATGTAGGATATTGATTCATTCTTACACCAATTTCTTTTCTCGGGTCAACTATTGGTAGATAAGAATATTTTGTCATAACTGGTCTAACGTCTATGTATTGTTGAAGCATTTGAGAAGGAACATTTCTATCATAAATTCTTCTATTTGTAGTATTATGAATTTCAGATACACATTCACTTTTCATGTTATTAATATTAACATTGTTATTATAATTCATTTAATTACTATACACTATGATATTATTTTTATTTTATTATTTTATTAAATTATATAAAGATTTGCATTTATAATATTACAACTAGACGTAGAATTATTTATAATGTGTGGTATATTTTGTATCTTAAATGGTGAAAAAAGTAATGAACAATTTTATAAAGAACAATTTATCAAGGGTGTTAACAGAGGACCAGAAGATTCTAAATTTATTTCTTTTCACAAAATATTTTTAGGTTTTCATAGATTAGCTATCAACGGAATAGATGAAAAATCAAATCAACCTTTTAACATAAAAAATATTGTATTAATATGTAATGGTGAAATATACAACTATAAATATTTATATAACTTGATGGGTGTAACACCTACAACAAATTCCGATTGTGAAGTTATTATTCATTTATACTTAAAATATGGTATGGAACAAACCTTGCAAATGTTAGATGGTGTATTTTCTTTTGTACTATATGATTTACGTCTAGAAAAAGATCTAGACAATTTTATCTATTTTGCTAGAGATCCGTATGGTGTTAGACCATTATATTTGTTAAAAAGTAATTATACAATTGGTTGCGCATCTGAATTGAAATGTTTGAATGATTTTTTGAAAATAGATAAAAAAAGTAATTCTATTAATAATTTCACCATTGAGCAATTTGAACCAGGAACTTTCAGTACGTATAAGTTGTCTAGTTTGGCGTGTTCAAAATGGAAGACTTTGAAAGAAAATAAACGGTATTTCAACCCATCTTTTCCACACAATTTAAATTATTATAATTCATATATGGATTCTACAATTGAAACTGAAAACTATGAGAAAAATATTGTTAAATATTTATGTGATGCTGTAAAAAAACGGTGTTTAAATACAGATAGACCTATTGCATGCTTGTTGTCAGGAGGTTTAGATAGTAGTTTAATTACAGCGCTTGTTAACCATTTTTACAAAATGGAATTTGGACCAGATAAGACGATTGAAACATATAGCATTGGGTTGAAAGATTCAGTAGACCTCAAATATGCTAAAATTGTTGCTGATTATCTTGGAACAAACCATACCGAAATTATTTTGAATGAAAAAGAAATGTTTGATGTTATTCCTGAAGTGATTTATGCCATTGAAAGTTATGATACAACCAGTATTAGAGCAAGTATTGGAAATTATTTACTAGGTAAATACATTTCTAAAAATAGCGATGCGAAAGTAATATTTAACGGCGATGGTTCAGATGAATTAAGTGGTGGATATTTATACATGAAAAATTGTCCTGATAGTATTGAGTTTGATTGTGAAACGCGACGTTTATTGAGCGATATTCATTTATTTGACGTTTTGAGGTCAGACAAATGCATATCTTCACATGGGTTAGAACCACGAACACCCTTTTTGGATAAAACATTTGTGAATTATTATTTATCTATTCCTCAAAAAGAACGTTTTGAAAAAAATAAAATCATTGAAAAATATTTTATCAGAAACAGTTTTACATACGCAAATTTTCAAGATATATATGGAAAGCAATTATTACCCGATGAGATATTATGGAGACGTAAAGAGGCGTTTAGTGATGGTGTAAGTAGCAAAGGACGGTCTCTATACGTTATTTTACAAGAGTTCATATCAACTACATTAAAATTGGAACATTATTATGAAGAAAATATTATTGATAAATATCCAATTAGTATAGAAACCGAAAAATTATATTATAAAAGATTATTTAATTCTTGTTATCCTCATTGTGAGAAAATAGTGCCTTATTTTTGGATGCCACGTTATAGTAACGCAACTGATCCTAGTGCTAGAACTTTAGATGTATATGATAATACGTGTAACAACGTAAACAACCCAGAGAAAATAAACCCTATGTATTATTACGTAGCTTAATTAGGTTACACCGTAAATGAAAATGAGACAAACTCGTTTTCATTTACGGTTGGTGTAATTTAATTTTATAAAATATAAAATTTAAAAATTGTATTATTATATAAGATTACATAAACTTATATGATAGTTTCAAAAAAAGCAATTCATGGCTACCAAGAATTATTTTTTGATGGCTTTATTACGTTAACATATATATTAATTTTTTTGTATGTATTTGGTATTTCTGCTAAGGCAAAAAAACATTTAGACATAATTGATAATTATGTGCGAATTTATATTTGTTTATTTTTGATATACAGATTTAATCCTTTTAGAACAAATTATGAGTTTACTAGTTTAGACCGAAAAATTGCATTTAGTGCAGGTTTATTTATTTTTACTACTACCGTTTTTGGGTTTGTATTTTTTTAGGAGGTTGTCATTTATTGCCAAAAAAATCATGTAAATGTACCATTATTTTTTTACTTAGAATTTTATCTATTTCGTAATCGTCACTATGTTTTGAAATTATCTTGAAATTATATTTTTTTATTTCTTTGTTCATGAACTCATTGAAAATATGTGAAACATCATCGCTTTGTTTTTTTGATATAATTAGTTTACTATCTAAAAAACGTTTGTATATTTCGTTAAAAGGTAAAGCATGGATATATGGTTTGATATTAATATAGTAAATATTTTCATTTGACATTTCGGGATAAAATGTATCGTCTAGATAGAAAATTTCGGCATTTGTTGGAACTTTTGTACACCGTATAAAATCTGTGTATGTTTTATTATTTGTTGTTCTGCAAAATTCTATTTGTTTTCCATTAATTTTAAACGCGGAAATTATTTGATCAAACAATTTATATTTATTCAGTTTTGTTTCAAAATAAGAAACAATTTGTTCACACCATTTTCGCGAGCCCTGATTATTAGTATATATCATTATTTTTTGACATTCTTTGGATTGTTTTTTCTTTTTTAAATAACTAAGAATATTTATTATGTTTGGTCTGAAAAATTCAGGGTACAAATCCATTACACTATTAAAGTCTTGTTGATTCAATTCTTTATTTAAATACTTTGATGCGTACAATGATAAACTATCCCAAAATATACCGAATTCAACAAAATATCCTAGAGTTTCATCTAAATCAAATACAACAATTTTCATTTAAAATGAATGAACAGTAATTTGTGGATATATTATGTATATTTTTTAACTTTTACATATATTTTTATTTTCATATATTTTATAATCTAGTAAAAAAATTAAAATATATCTATATTTTAGGTAAAAACAAATAAGAATAAAAAATGAATTCAAAAATGAATATGCATAACAATGATTACATTCAAATATTAAAATATTATAACCTGCCTATACCTAAATCTAGACAATTACTTAAAGAAGAGGGTGAAAAAATATTAGCATCAAAATTATGCAAATGCATTAAAAAAGTTGATGCTACTACAAACAATGAACCAAGAGCAATTGGTATATGCACCAAGACAATTTTTAATAGGAAGGGTTTAACTCGTGGGAAATTTAAATGTAAATGGAGACGTTATGTAAATTTCAAGAAAACTAGAAAAATACATAAAAAATATAAATGAAAAAATATATGCTAGTGATTACTGTTGAAACTGTAAATGTCTATTATAATATATTTTATATATAAAGTATATTATAATTATAGTATAATTATAATATAATACATAGCATGTCTAATAAAAATAAATATCATGATGTTATCATAATTGGTTCAGGAATGTCAGGTTTGTATGCCGCTTATAAAATAAAGAAATTGTCACCTACTACAACCTTCTTAGTTTTAGAAAAATATAAAAAAATATGGATTGGAGGTAGAACAAATAATTACGATTTTTACGGAACTAGCGTAGTTACAGGGGCTGGCATTGGTAGAAATGATACGAATCCACTTTTGATAAAATTGATGAAAAAATTACACGTTCCGTTTAAAAAAACTACTTCTATCATGAATTATTCAAAAGTGTTACAACATCATTCAGAATTTGATGTAGTTAAAATCATAGATTTTTTGAAAAAAGAATATAATATAAATCCAAAAAAATATAAATCACTTACTTTTAAAGAATTTGCTACAGGTGTTTTAGGTGAAATCAATTATAAATTATTTACAATTTATTCAGGATACACTGATTATGAAAATGCAGATGTTTATGAAACTTTATATAATTATGGTATGGATGATAACAAAGGAGGTTGGCAAAAATTATATATACCTTGGAAAGAATTAGTACATCATTTGTGCGAGTATATTGGATATAAAAATATCAAATATTCAAATAATGTTATAGAAGTTACAAAAATAAGCGGATATGACGTTCACAAAGGTGAAAATGAAATCTGTTTATTTGAAACAAAAACGGAACAAGGAGACGTCTATTATAGTAGTAAAGTAATTGTAGCAACCACAATATCAGGAATTATGAAATTAGTTCCTCGCGCATCTAACCCAAATAGTTTGTATCATCAAATTCACGGGCAACCTTTTTTGCGATTATACGCAAAATTTGACAGAAAATCTTCTGAATTATTGAAAAAATATGTATCTGACTATACTATTGTTCCTGGACCATTACAAAAAATTATACCAATAGATTCATACAAAGGTGTTTATATGATTGCGTATAATGACAATGAGAATGCAGTATTATTGAAAGAACATTTGAAAAATACACTTGAAAATAGAAATTTATATGAAAAATTGATTGAAGAAAGTTTAGGTCTTCCCAAAGATTGTTTAAAAATTCTTGCTATAAAAGATTTTTATTGGCCAATTGGTACTCATTATTATGAACCCTTACATGGATTCAAAACTCGCGAAGAATTTATTTATAAAGCACAACATCCATTAGATGGTATGTTAGTCGTTGGTGAGGCAGTTAGTAGTTATCAAGGATGGGTAGAAGGTGCGTTGGAAAGTGTTGAAGCAGTTGTTGAAAAAAAATGGATTCAAACTATTTGTTAAAGTACAGTAATAATAAAAAAATATATTGCTCTATTTTATAGCTGCCATGAAAAGTAATTTTAATTATGAAAATACAGAAACAACCAAGGTTGGAGGTAAAAAAATAGTGCGTAAAGTTAGCATTAAAAATGGTAAGGGTACTAAACTTGTAAGTAAATATCATAATGGGAAACATTTAGGAACAATAAAGAAATCAATTCATAAAGACCACGTTCAAATGATTAGTGTTGGTAAATTTGTAAAAGGTTTATTTAGCGATTGCAAGTGCGGAACAAAAATAAAGAGTAAAACTCGTAAAAATAGAAAATAAAATGTGTAAATTAAATATGTTTATCTAAATAATAGACAACAAAATTGAATACTATAAAATACAATAAATATAATTTCCATATATGATTAAACCATTGTTGTATACTAGTATAATTATATGCTTTAAGAAAGTATACACTAAACACAACGAGTGTAGGCGCTAGTAAACTTATGAATAAAAACCTATTTCTTTTTGTAAGATTAAATTTGTTTGCAATATACAATGAAAAAACATTATATAGACCTAACCCAATAGGTGCAAACAATGTATAATTTTCATAACTGTAATTTACCAATTTTTTGTCAAATGATTTGACTGCTATAAAATATGAAATAAAAACAAAAAAAGAAGATCCAATAACAAATGCTCTTAAATATTGATTGGTCATTTTATAATATTACAGTATTTTATTTTGCTATAAAATACTATTTTATTTTGATAAATGATCCAACGCAGACAGTAAAACCATTTCTTGATCAGTCAATTTTTGAAATACTAAATTTTCATCTAATTTTATTTGAAAATGTCTACTTGAATATCCAAAATTTTTACATATAACATACACACCATCTTCCTTTATTTTATACTCGCAGAACAATGCACCTTTCGTTATGTGTATATTATTTGGGTCTTGAAGTGGAATCCATCTAAGATATGTTCCATATTTCAACTCATTCAATTCATCTATGTAGCGATAACCTTTTAGTTTTTTCATTAATTCCAATGCATCTTTACGATTCAGCTGTAATTCATTGATAATTTTTAAATTCATTTCGGTTATTTTTTTAGAAGTAAAATTCAATAAATTTTCATTTGAATCGTCGTCTAACGCTTTTAAAAGTTTATTGACGTCCATATAAAACTATATGATAATATACTTATATAGTTTTATATTTCTTTTCCACCTTTTCTAAAGGTGGAAAAGGTGGAAAAGGTTGCTACCAGGATCCAAATGCACCGCCACCTAAAACTGAATTAGCTGCCATTGGTTCTGAAAATGCTTCAACCATTCCTGGAGTAGCAGCACCAACTAATGGTGTAGTATCTTGTTGATACATATTATTGTAATTAGGAAGTTGTTGTCTACTTTGTGTATATGATTGATCTGATGAATCACTAGGTAATTGACTAATTGATGTACTTCCACCGTACAAAGATTGATTCATTGCTGATTGATTACTTGGTATTGTATTTGGCGGCATTGTCATAGACATTCCCATATTTTGTCCTGAAATAGGTTGTGAAACTTTAACATTACCACTACTATTTCCATTACCTTTTTTACCATTATTTTTCATCTTTGACTGTGGACCTTCCCATAATTCAGTAACACGATCTACTAAAATACTTACTTTCTCTCCCAATTTAGTTTGTAAACTTAAAGTAATCATCAAAATTGCTAAAACGTTGAATATAATATTATATTCAGGATATTCCATTCCACTATAAGTTGGAACATATGTAATAATACGATGAATGATTAATAATCCAATAAACATTACAATCAGTTGAATCAAAACTTCTGCTAAAATTTCTACACTACCTTTCTTTTCATCTGCTTCAGGAACATATTTTTGCATACCTTTATTTAAAACAACAACTGGAATAATAGCTATTAAAGTATATTGAATTATATTTAATATGTCAGATTTAGAGTCATTATCAAAATTAAAAACATGCTTAAAAAATCCTTTTTTTGAATTATCTGAACTATCCATATGATTTATAAAAAGAAATTAAATAATTCAAAAACTAATTAAAGGTATTAAATAATTTTATTGTAAATGAGTGAACACGAAGAATTTAAAAGTTTACCATATATAAATAATTTAATAAAAATTAAAAATAAAAATAATGAATGCGATGCAACTAATCAAAATAGAGAAGAAGAACAATATTTGAAATTAATAAAGGATATTTTAGACAATGGTTTCTTAGAAGAAGGTAGAAATGGTAAAACAAAAAGTATTTTTGGAGGTTCAATGCGTTTTTCTCTAAAAAATGGTAAAATTCCTATTTTAACAACTAAAAAGGTGGCATGGAAAACATGTTTAAAAGAGTTGTTGTGGTTCATTCGCGGCGAAACAGATAATAAAATATTGCAAAGTCAAAATGTTCATATTTGGGATGGAAATTCTTCTAAAGATTTTATGGAAAGTATTAGGTTGGGGCATTATCCTGAAGGTATATTAGGTCCGATTTATGGCTATCAATGGCGTCATTTTAATGCTCAATATGATGTAGGATCCGGCAACGTTTTGGACGAAAAACAAAATGGAATAGACCAATTACAATTTATAATTGATCAATTAAAAAATCCCGAAACAAGAAATAGTCGCCGACTTATAATGACTGCATGGAATCCATGTCAATTGAATGAAATGGCATTGCCGCCGTGTCATGTTATGTGTCATTTTAATGTTCACGATGGAAATAAGCTTTCTTGTTGTATGTATCAACGTTCCGTTGACGTACCGCTAGGTTCGCCATTCAATATTGCATCATATAGTTTTTTGACACATCTTTTAGCCAAACATTGTGGTTTAGAACCATATGAGTTTGTTTATTTCACGGGTAATTGTCATATTTACCAAGAACATTTGGAAGCTATCAAAGAACAGATTGAGAGAATACCTTACGAATTTCCTATTGTAGAAATAGGAAATAAGAGAGAAAATATAAATGATTACATTGTTTCTGATTTTACGATAATTGGTTACAAATGTCACGATGCCATTAAAATGAAAATGGTTGCTTAGAGAGATATTTTTATTTAGTGCGTAAGTAATTTAGAAACATATTGTTTAATATTTATATTAAATGAGTAGTAGTTCTAGATCAATTGCAGCGGCTAGACAAAAAAGAGCAGGTGAACAATCGCAACCAATGAATAATAGTAGACCAGTTACATCTATTTCATCTCAAGGCGCATTTGCCCAACAATATCAACAACAAATGATGTCGCAAAGTATACCAGTTGGTAGTAAAAATGTTAGAATAGCACAAAATAGAAGCCAAGTGCAAGGAGGAAGAGGTAGTAATCAAAACATACAACAACAAGAACAACAAGATCAATCAACTAAAATAAGTATATCAAATGCTATCGGTTTAATAACATTAAGATTAGGTAAATTAGAAAAAATGATTACTGAAGTTAGTGAAGAGGGAGGATTTAACAATAATGAAAATAATGATCATCGCATGTCTTCCATTCCACCTAATATGAAATTAGTTACTGATGAAGTGTTTGAAAATATTGTCAATAGATTAAATTTATTAGAAAGTAAGGTCATTAATAATCAAACAGAAATGTCTGATATTAAAACTACGTTAGATAACTTTAGTTCATTATTAACTTCATTTATTAATGATACAAATGACAAGTTTATAGATTATGAAAATGCTTTGACAGAAATTGAAAATAATTTTGCAGGAGAAAATAATGTTAAAGATGAAATTGACAACGTTGAAGCTGTAGAAATCATAGAACAAGAACCTCAGGATAATTTAGAAAATAATGATTCAATTATTAATGAAAATAATGAGAACCAATGAAAATAAATTAAATTCGCAATAATATTATAAATTGTAAAATATAATGAATTATAATATTAATAATTTAACAAATCAAAATGTTAATAGTAACATAAATTTGAGATTAAATGAAGAAAAAATACGTGAGCTTTTATATAATTTTTGTCATAATAAAATTAACAATGAAATTGAAATAAGTTATAAATTTTTTAAATCAATAACTATATTTATTGATAAACGCGAAATTTTGAATTATTTACTTTTAATTATAGAAAACGTTTTAAATAAATATGAAACATTTGTTATTCATGTTAACATTGAAAAATTGTCACTATTAGAAATTGAAAAAAATAAGGATTTTATTCAAAATATGTCATCTGTGTTGAGAGAAAAGTTTCCTGATAAATTAGACTTTTGTATTATTCATGAAGGTTCATTTATTTTTAAACAAATCTACAACTTATTGACTATGTTTATTGATAAAAAAACCCTAAAAAAAATACGGTTTCAAGAGTAGTTTATGTAGAAATAATTATAATATAATAATTAATTATAATTAAAGACATTTTATTATTGTAATATATAAAATAACATAATAAATGCCAAATTGGTGTCATAATTTCGCAACAGTAACTTGTCCATCAAAAGAAATATATGATAAATTGTTGGATGCAATAAAACAAAATGTATGGTTTGAAACCTTTGCACCGCTTGATTTAGATCCTGAAATTTATGAAAACGGTTGGGAATATTACAAGGCAATTGACGTTTGGAAAACAAAGTGGGGTGCAACGGATGTTCAGATTTTGAGACAGGATGGCAATGAAGATGAAGATGAAGATGAGGATGAAGATGAAGAAATTAATAATAATAATAATAATAATAATAATAATAACAATGATAGAAATGATAATCTTACACTAGAGTTATATTTTGAGACTGCATGGAGTCCTCCTACTGGAGTATATAGTATAATGAATAAAAATTATGGTATAGAAGTTACCGCATTATATGATGAGGAAGGGTGTGATTTTTTTGGAAGGTGTATTTATTCAAAAGACCAGGAATTTGATGAAACTTATGAATTTCCTAACAATAAAGAAGAACTTGAAGAATTACGAAAAGTAATTGGAAGTGATTTGGATGATTATTTATCTTCAACATGGGAACGATTAGAAGAAGAATGGAATGAAGAAGACGGGGATGAATGAGGATGATGAGGATGATGAGGATGATGATGGTAGTGGTAGTGATGACGATGATTGTAGTGATGATGATGATTGTAGTGATGATGATGATGATGATGGTAGTGGTAGTGATGATGATGATTGTAGTGGTAGTGATGACGATGATGATGATGATGATGATGATAGTTTACCAGAATTACACCGACCGGAAAGAAAAATGAGACAAAAATGTAATAAAAACATCTTACTTAATTTTATATAATGAGGATTAAATTAAGTGAAAAATACCAAAAAGAAAGAGAAGAAATATGTAATAAAATTATTTCCATATTAGATTTAAAAGAAGATAATACTATTTTACTTTGTCATTTAGATGAAGATGTAGAAAAACAAAATAAAATATTGGATTTAAAAGAGGAAATACAAAAATATTTTGCTTGTTCTACTATTTCTTCTTTCAAACCAAATTTTGAATGTAAGCGTCCTTATTTAAATATTATTAGAAGTATTCTACGACAACAAGATTATATATTTGATTGTGGAACAACTTTTACAAAAGTAGAAAATGGTATTTATAAAACTTCAACAAAATATAAAATATTTAGGAATAATTAAATAATTTAATTTATAAAGTAAATTATTTAAAAATAAAATCTTTGGTAAATATATAGAATGGTGAACAAGAAAAAGAAAGAAACATTCAAAACTTTTAGAAATTTAGAGAAATCTAAATTCAAAACTATCAAAACAACACTCAAAACTGTTTTATTGAAACATAGTGAAGTTCAACCGCTTATTACTAATTTGGTTTTTGAAATCAACGATTTGGTTATTCATACTTATCAATTTTTTAGATTATATATTTTGTATTGTTTTCATAACCATTTAGCATTTCCTGTTTTTGATGATAAATTTACATTTGTAAAATATTGTATCAAAACATTAGGAACGAAATCTAATAGTGGAAGAAAATCCAAAGATACACAACTTTTGCATACATTACAACAATTTTACATAAAAGAATACCAACCTTTACTTAATCACACCAAAATAAATTTAGTCAATAAATCTCATTTGATAAATATTATAGCAGAACAAATTCAAGTTTGTATTTCTACCAATATACAAGAACATTTTATTCAACATTTACTTCGTTTTATCAATAAAACTACAAATGATATTACAGAAGACAAAAAAGAATTGTTTGAATTTAAGCATAAATTGCTTATGTTGGAAGAAACAAATGAAAAATTTAATATATGGAAACTTACTCACTTACATAATATTTTACCAACGAATATCAACAAATCTATATATTATGATGTGAAAATAAGGCAGTTTGATTATTTGAAAGGAATGTTGTATATGAATTCTCTATTAGAAACGCAAGAAAATAAGTTATTTCAACCTTTACCACTACGAAATAATATTATCCCAAAAAATATTAAATTTGATAGTTCCTGTATTGCTGAATTATTTTGCCCTGAAAGTGAAAAGAAAGGCGAAGTTTTGAAAAAAATTACTAATTATCAAAATGTATTATGGAGTAGTTTGTTGAATATGAAACATAGATTATTCAAAAATAAATATTATACTTTTCATAATGAAATAACCACAGATGGAATTAGTTGTTCTTTATTATTTATTCGTAAAGATTGTAAAGGAGAAGAAAATAAAAATAAACAAATCAATAGCGTAGATTATGATTATATTAGCATTGAGGAATTAGATAAGCAACAATTAGACAATTTGAAATCAAGAAATATAGTAGGTTTAGATCCTGGTAAGCATTCTTTGGTATATATGATGGACGGACAAGGCAACAAATTACAATATACAGCATCGCAAAGAAAAAAGGAAAGTATGGCGAAACGAAACCAAATTATTCTACAACGAGAGAAGAAAAATAACAAGATAAATGAGTATGAAAATGTATTGTCTTTACAAAATAGCAAATCAGTCAATTACAATAATTTCAAATCTTATTTAGGTGAGAAAGATAAATTGAATAAACAAACAATAGAATTTTATAAAAAGGAAGTATGGAGAAAAATGAAATTTAGACAATACTCGTATGGTAATAAATCAATTGATACATTTTTGAATAACATAGAAAAGACATTTGGAGAAAACCTTTTAATTTGTTATGGAAATTGGAGTAGGTCTTCTCAAATGAAACATTTTATGCCTACAATGAATAAAGGATTAAGAAAACTAATCCATAAAAGATATGATACAATTACAATAAACGAATGTAATACAAGTAAGAAATGTTGTGATTGTTTTCAAGATTTGAAACATTATAGAAACAAGGAAAACAAAGAGGAATTTCGTCTTTTAGTATGTTCTAACTGCGTGAGTTGCGAAAACAAAAAAATCGTATTTAGAACACGAGATGCTAATTCAGCAATAAACATAATGAATTTGGGAAAATGTTGGATATACAAACAACAAAGACCAAATGAATTCTGTATTTCGTCTTTCACCATTTCAAATAAAAAAGAAGAAATGGAAAAAGTAAGACCATCAGTTGATTTTACGGAAGGTAATGCTTCCAGCCACCTAATTTTAGAATGAGTTTGTCTCATTTTTCTTTCCGGTCGGTGTAATAGAAATTGTTAGTGATAATGAATTTGAATAGAATAAATTGTTTCTTCGTTTTATAATCTAAAAATTATTTTCATTGTATATTAATGAAAATAATTATAAGTTTTTTTATATTTTGTTTAGTACTTTTCATTTATTTACATATTCAATTTCATTTAAAAACTAGCAATGATCTAGAGATTTACGAAATTGACGATGTTTCAAAAGATAAATTAGAAGAAATTTGTGATTTAAGACAACCCGTATTATTTGATTATAATAATGAAAAAATAATAGAAACTACAAATTCAAGATTTATTTTAGAAAATTATCCTGCTTTTGAAATGAAAATTAGAAATATAAAGGAAACTGATGTCAACAGCGAATTATATGTAAATCTTCCTTTGCATGCATCTGTAAAATTGTTTCAAGAAGATAAAGTTTCTGCATATTTTTCTGAAAATAACAGCGATTTTTTAAATGAAACCGGTGTTATTAAAAATTTCAAATACAATGATGAATATTTACGTCCTTATATGGTTTCAAATTTAAATTATGATATAATGTTAGGAAGTAATGCAACTCATACACCTTTTAGATATGAAATAAATTATAGAAATTATTTTTTGTGCACAGAAGGTTCTGCACAAATTAAAATGGCACCTCCTCAAAGCATTAAATACTTATATCCGGAATATGATTACGAGAATTTTGAATTTAGGTCTCCTGTAAATCCATGGAAGGTACAAACAAAATATGCTGCGGATTTTGAAAAAATGAAATGCTTAGAAGTTACATTAACAAAGGGTAAGATGATTTATATTCCTGCTTATTGGTGGTATAGTATTAAATTTAGCAATAATAGCACTAGCATTTCTTGTTTTAGATATAGAACATATGTCAATAATTTAGCAATTTCACCTTATATTTCTATGCATATGCTTCAATTGCAGAATATTAAGAGAGATGTTACCAAAAAACTATCCGTTAATGAACTTAAATCTCAAGAGAGTATTGTTGAAGATACAAATGAAGAGCAAAATAATACTTCTTTGGAAAGTCAAACAACAAATATAAATGATTTAACAGAATCTGTACAAGACGTAATTTATGAGAGAAAACCTGATACAAATGAAGAACCTAAACCAATAATGGAATATGAAAATTTTGGCGCGGAAATAAAATAAACTAAAATAAAAATGTTTATTAAATATATATGGCAAAATCCATGAAATCAATGCTTTCATTTTTGAATGTTTTTGGTAAAACAAAGAGAAGAACTGTGCGTAGGAGTAAGAGTACTCGCAAAACACGCAAACATAGAAAAAGTAGAAAATCTAGAAAAAATATGAGAGGAGGTTGAGGAGGAGCACCTACTCCACCTCCACCGCCGCAACCAGTAAAAATATAAAAATAATTGTCTTGTTATTAGAATGATATTTTTTTATTTTACATAATAAAAGTTGATATGATAACAAATTATAAAGGTTACGCTAAATTATCACTAGCAATAGCGCTATCAGCAATATTATTAGGAGTAGATAATTTGTTATAAGATTCCTCTGTATAACAAGTTATATTTTTAATTTCATGTCTACAATATGGACAACTAGTATGTTTTTTAATTACAAGCTGTTTTGTGCAATCAACACAATATTCGTGTTTACATTCAAAAGTCGCACAATGTGTTTTTTTTATTGTATTATAACAAATAGAACATTCAATTTCTGTGCTTTTGTCGCTGCTGTCGTTGTCACATTGTTTCTCATGATCTAATGTTTCTAATTTTATTTCATAATTTGTAAAAATATTATTAGCGTGATTTAGATTTCTTTGAAATTCTGCCACATAATTTATAACAATTCCATTCAATATATAACTTATTCTTACTGGTGTATGTTCATTAAAAGGAACATAATTATTTTCATGAAATGTTATCCAATTAATATCAATTTCAAATAAACTCAAAATTATCTTGTTTATGGTTACTATTAACAAAGAACGTAATCTAGTATTATAAAAACGACATGCAATTGCTTTAATTAATTTTGCATTGTTATATGTTTGACTACAATAATTGTATAAATAGTTTTCAAAATCACGGATAGCAAGTACTCTGTTGTTGTTATGTTGGCTTATAAAATGATTTTTTAAATATATTAAATAATTATTCGCTGCTACTATGATGTTGTTATTACAAACAGTGATATTATGACCTTTACAACTACAAAAAGAACATTTGCGATTATATGCAAATCTAGTGGGATTTAAAATTTCGGTATCCATATTTCTTTTAACTTGGTTTTGATAATTTAATAGTTTACATCTTTCTAATTTAAAGAAGTCAATTTTATTTATTATAACGCATCTAATTAAAGATATAACGATAATAATATAAAGTTATAATAATAATTTATTTGTATCAAGTAATATAAATGGTAACTTATAAAATTGTTTTAGAAAATCGTAATTATAACAGTTGGAATATTTACGATTCAAATAATTTTGAAAAAAAAGATTTACAAATCAATCCACTTGAAAGTAAATTGTTTTCAAATGACGTGTTTATAATTGAAAAAAATAAAGTAAATATAATACACTCGTCTATACGCACTGGACCTGCTATTGCCGGAGTGTTGATAATATCCGGAAATAAAACATATGGTCGGAAAAATGGTAAATTGCTGTATAAATGTATGCCTGACGATGTAAGAATACCGGCCTTTTTGATTCCATATGAAATCAAAAACATCGGTTTTTCAAAAATATTTACTAATTTGTATGTTACATTTTCTTTTAATGAATGGGAGGATAAACACCCATATGGTAAACTAAACAATGTAATTGGTCCAGTAGATTTATTGGACAATTTTTATGAGTATCAGCTTTACTGTAAAAGTCTCAATGTTTCATTACAAAAATTCCAAAAAGATACTTCTAAAAGTATTCAAAATAGATCACACCAAGTATTTATTGAAAACATTAAAGAAAAATACAAAAACATTGAAGACCGGACAAATCAAAAAATTTGGCACATATTTTCTATTGACCCTGAAAAATGTTTAGATTTTGACGATGCTTTTAGTGTGAGAAAAACAGCTGTCAATTCATACATAGTAAGTGTTTACATAGCAAATGTATCTATATGGATTGATGCATTGAATCTATGGGACTCTTTTTCAAAACGAGTTTCTACTATTTATTTACCTGATAAAAGACGACCTATGATTCCAACAATTTTATCAGAAGGTTTGTGTAGTCTGCAAGAAAATGTAACTAGAATAGCTTTGACTATGGATTTGTATATTGTTGATAATGAAATAGCGGATACTAAATATTGCAATAGTTTTATTAAAGTATGTAAAAATTATGTTTATGAAGAGGATAAATTGTTGCAGGACGAACATTACCACGAATTATTAGATATTGTAAAAAATTTGTCTACTAAATTCAAATATATTTATAACATTAAAGATAGTCACGACATTGTCACTTATTTAATGATATTAATGAATTATCAATGTGCAATGGAGCTATTGAAACATAATACTGGAATATTTCGTTCTGCTGTAGGTAAGAGTTCTACTATTACTAGTAGGATCAGCAGTCACGCAATTTTACCGAGTCATTTACCGAGTGAGGTAATTAATTTTGTCAAGTTATGGAATAGTACAGCTGGTCAATATATAGATGGTTCGGAAATATCAAATGGGCAACAAACGCGACATGAAATACTTGATATGGAAGCTTATATTCATATTACAAGTCCTATAAGACGTCTAGTTGATTTATTAAATATGGTTCAATTTCAAAAAGCAATGAATTTAATTAGTTTATCAGAAAAAGTTAATGAATTTTATGGTAAATGGTTGAATGATTTGGAATATATAAATACCACAATGAGGTCTATTAGAAAAATACAAATAGATTGTTCTTTGCTTGATTTGTGTAATAATAAACCTGAATTATTGAATAAAGATTATACCGGTTACATTTTTGATAAAATCGTGAGACATGATGGTTTGTATCAGTATATAGTGTTTTTACCTGAATTAAAAATGAATTCAAGAATTACGATTCGTGAGAATATGGAAAATTTTGATATTAGACAATTCAAATTATATTTATTCAATAATGAAGAAAAATTCAAAAAGAAAATAAGATTGCAATTATTGTAAAAAAAATTTTATGTGTTATATTATATATATAATTATATTTTCTTATTTTAGATGAATAATGATAATTACATCCCCGATGATTTTAATTGGAAAATATATTTAAAAATAAATACAGATTTACCAAGAACATATAATGAAAATGAATGTATAAGACATTATTTAATTCATGGTAAAAACGAGAAAAGACTTTATAAAAAAAATTTAACATATTATTTGCCTGAAGATTTTAATTGGAAAACTTACTCTAAAATAAATAGTGATTTACCTGCTAATTATACCAAAAAAGATTACATTGTACATTATATTACTCATGGAAGAAAAGAAAATAGACATTATAAAATGACAATAGACATTTTAAAAAACCTTGATTTGTTTTATTATGATAAAACAAATAGTGAAATTGAGCAAATAGAAAGTGATTTGTCTGAAAATGAAGATTTAATATATGATTCTTCAGTTACTTTTGCAGATAAAAATTATGACTATTATGAATGTTTACATAGTGATTCTATACTTTGTAGTAAATTATTTTATAAATCAGATGATAAGTTTTTACAATATAAAATTGACAATCAAATATTGAATTCTTTAAAAAATTTCATTTTAATTGTTGATTTTCAAAATGGCGGTGGTGGGACCACATTTTTTTTAAATACAATTGTTTCCAAATATAAATACAATCAAACATTTTTAATAGCTAGAAACTTTTATGGACTATTACATTTAAATATCAATGAAGAGTATGAGTTGAATGATAAATATAATAATGATGACAGTTTATTATTACTAGACAAGTATAAGGACAAAATAAGTAAAATATTTATAAATCATAGATTAGGTCATTCTGATAATTTTATAAATAAATTATTTGATTTGAACAAAGAGGTAATAACAATAACACACGATTATTCTATATTAACTAAGATATGTCAACCTTATTATCACAAAATAAAAAAATGCATTGCTGAAAGCCCTTCTGATTTTGATCCTAAAAAATATAGTATGATAATCAGTCAAAACGAAACAAATATAAATGTTTTTGGTGATAATATTCATTCTATTGTTGAATTACCTGATTTTAAAAAATCTGATAAACTGATTATAAACAATAATCGTGAAACTATTGTTATTGGGATTATAGGAAATATAATTGATATTAAAGGTAGAAAAATCTTTCGTAAAATAATTAAAATATTCAAAGAAAATAGCAACTTGGAATTTGTCGTAATAGGAAATGTGATAATAAATAATTTTACAAATTATCACTGTTATAATAATATTAATGAGTTCAATGATATTTTAATTAAAACAAAGCCACATGCATTATTAGAACTATCGTTGTGGCCCGAAACATATTCTTATACGTTATCACTTTCTATGTTAACACAATTGCCAATTTTTTGTTTAAAAAAAAAATTTAACTCAGTTGTTGAAAATAGATTAAACCAGTATAATAAAGCTTATTATTTTTCAACGTTAGATGAGTTGAAATATTTAATTAAAAATAAAATGCAACAATTTTTTTGCACTATAAATCCAAATATATATTACAATAAATTTTGGAATGAACTCTTTATAACAAAAACAAAAATATGCAATAAACAAAATTTTACATACAAACATAATGTTAAACCGTATTTTATTTATTTTCCACAATTTCATGTGATTGAAGAAAATAATCAAAATTTTTATAAAAATTTTACAGATATAATTAATTTGAAAGAGTATAATTTAGTAAGTGACGACAAATTGGAAGAACCTTTGTTAAGGTATTTAAACATTGAAAAAATTGAAGATTATAACTTGGAAAATAGTAATATAATACAAAAACAAATAGAAATAATAGATCATTATAATTTTGAAGGTTTAGCACTATATTATTATTGGTTTTCGCAAAATACTATAACAAAACAAAATATGATCATGAAAAAAGTAATAGATAACTTTTTTAATAATACAGTAGACTTAAAATCTAAAAAAGTATTTTTTATTTGGGCAAATGAAGATTGGACAAACAATGCTGCTTTTGGAGAAAAAGATAAGGACAAAGAATTTATTATTCGTAATTTATACAATGAATCTAATTTTTATGAAAATTCAAAAAATCTATTGCAATATTTCAACCATAATAATTACTTGAAAATTGATAATAAACCTGTTTTTTTTATTTACCACAACCATTTAATTCACGACAATGAGTTGAATGTCTTTTATAATATTTTAAATACTATGTGCATTGAAAATAATTTTTCAGGAGTTCATTTAATTTTAAATTCATTTATGAAACAATCCACTAATTTTAAAAACTTTTATATTAACTTTAATTATAAAAAATATGAATCTAGATTTTATGAAGATAAAACAAAACAAATATATCTAAATTATAAAGAATATATATCTAATCCATTTCATTTAAATAAAAATACAATACAAACTATTTGTTTAGATTTTAATAATAAACCGAGATTATTTAAACCTAATCAATTAGACAAATCTACTGTATGTATAAATAATACAGAATTTGATAAAATTACGTTTATTAACAAATTATTAGAAATGTACAATTATAATAAATCTAGTGACGTTGAAAATATATTATTGATTAATTCATTCAATGAATGGGGTGAAAATATGGCATTTGAACCTGGTAATAAATATGAATATTATAATCTTAATTTGTTGTTAGAATGTTTACAATGTTCGTACTAATTATTTGACTTATCAATTACTACATTCTTTGCAATCTTTTTGATAATTTTTGTATCTTTATCATAATCATTATCACCTTTACCTCCCATTGCTTCATAAACAATTTTATTATATTGACTATTTTTTTTAGAATCATATTCTTCACAATCAGGATATTTTTCTCTAAAATCTTTCAACATACATATATTTTTGTGAGCAATCATACGAATAGCTTTTCTCAGCTTCTTATTATTCTCATCTTCTTTTTCCCAAGTGTTTTCATCTTTCACGTACATTACTTCTCTCTTTTGATCTGCGCAATGAACCGGTCGTTTATTAACATCTAAAGCCTTTAGGTTTTTAATGATTATATTGGAAATGCCTTCAATATAACCAACCTTTCCAACATTTTCTAAATCGGATACCTGTAATTTAACAGACTCTACAAAATCGCTAATATTCATAGCATCCTTGCACGTTTCATTCAAAAAGAATTGTAAATTAAACGTTTTATTATTACTATGGCTCATAATATTAGTAGAATTGTTGTCACCTATTTTGTCTTTCATAAAATCAAACATTTGCTTTTGCATATCCAAAAACATCTCTTTTTGAAACTCTTGATTTTTTTGAACTAATTCCAATACTACATTTGTGTCAAAATTAATAGGGTGCACATTAGTTGTATCATTATTTTTTACAGTAATATTACTATTATTGTTGTTGAGAATATCACATTGTTTAATTAAATCGCAATATTTTTTGTGTTTATATAAACTTTGACGGTGTTTGTATACATTACCACATTCACAAACGTTATTTTGAAGTATACTTGAACTGGGATTTTTGGGGATTTCTTGTAAGTCGTTTGTAAGTATTTGATGTTTTTGGGTTGACATATGTTTATTATAATCTTTTTTGTTGCATGTAAAATAGTCACATATAGAACATTCAAATTTTAGGGGATTTTTTGGGACAAAAATGTAAGCCATTTGTAAGTATATTAGACTTACAAAAAAATCCCCTAAATATATCGTAAATTTTTAACAAAAAAATTTATCGTAACATATTGAAAATTATTTTTTCTGTCGTAACACGTTAATTTTCAATTATGGTAACAAAGATTAATTTTTCCCAAGACTTTTTTGGATTTTCAAAAAATGGACAAAAAAAATGTCCAAAAATGAAAAGACAAAACACTTTTGGAAATCAATATTTCTTTAAAATATAATAAATTCCCAAAACAACTTAAAGAATTCATTCAATAAATTTAAAATCCCATTTTTTATTATTAACTAATAATATGAGTAATATAAATAAAACATTAATCGGTAAAAACGGATACTTATTTTTAACTAATGATTCTGCAAATGAATTAAAAGTTCATTGTGACAATTTAGACTTAGTTAAAGATAAAACTCTTTCAAGATATAATTTCAACAAATTTGTCATGGTTGTTCTTCCAAATAAAAGTTTGATATACAAAGATTTTTTACCTGATGAGTATAACGTTAAATATCGTCCTGCATTTGATATATATCAAAAAAAATTTAAAAACAAAATAATAGATGCTTATGAAATATTGAAGTATGAGGATGACACTTATTATAAAACAGATACGCATATTAATTTGAAAGGAAATTATATTATTTACCAAAAATTTATAAATAAAATAAATCAATTATTTGAGTTAAATATAAATCCAAGAAATATAAATATTTTACATAAAAGTTGTCAATTATCAACTCTAGATCAAGGAATAGGTGATTTAACATGGTCCACAAATTTAGGCGATCAACAATTAGAATCAACATTAGATAATTATTACTTTACTAATGATTTTGAATGTTTTTATAATAAATATGTTATAAAAAATGACAAGGAAATCAGATTTTTAAACTATGATTTAATTGATGAAACCCAGATACTGGAAAACAAAAATGAATTTACACACTGGAATATTATAACAAAATATGTAATTTATAAAAAAAATATTAACAACGTATCAAAAAAAAAAGTTATCATTTTTTATGACAGTTTTATGTTGAACATTTTACCTTTATATTTAGAACTATTTTATGAAATATATATGATAAAAGAAGTTTATGACAGCAAATTTATAAATTTAATAAAACCGGATTATGTTTTTGAATTTAGAACAGAACGTTTTCTATTTTAAAATCTGTAAACAATAATAAAAAGAACTTAAAAATGTGACATGATAATAAGTAAAACAACGTATATAAATATGGTAAAAATTTGCAGCTTATCATCGTATCCAAAAGAGAATGGGGAAAAATACCAATGTTATTTTGAAAAGTATCAATATCCTTTACATATTTTTCAAAAGTATTCTATAGAGGCTATTGTAGAAGGACATCATATTTTGGCAACAGCACCAACAGGTAGTGGAAAGACACTTCCAGGCGAGTTTTCTATTGATTATTTTCATTCTAAAGGTAAAAAGGTAATTTATACAACACCTATAAAAGCGTTGAGTAATCAAAAGTTTTATGACTTTACTAACAAGTACAAAGATATTAGTATTGGTCTTATAACGGGTGATATTAAAACAAACCCTGATGCGGATGTTCTTATTATGACTACTGAAATCTTATTAAATAAACTTTTTCAAATCAAAAGTAATAATGTTGCAAAAATACATGAATCCTGTATTTCTTTTGAAATGGATATTGAAACTGAACTGGGTTGCGTAGTTTTTGATGAAATACATATGATTAACGATCAATCTAGAGGTCACGTTTGGGAACAATGTATTATGTTATTACCAAAACATATTCAAATGATAGGTTTATCCGCTACTTTGGATAACCCTGAAAGATTTGCTCTTTGGCTTGAAAATAAAGGGGTTTATACTGATAATCCTGAGAAAATCGTCTATTTGGCGTCAAAAAAAGACCGAGCTGTACCATTGACGCATTATGGATTTATCACTACGACAACTGGAATTTTTAAAGCAGTAAAAGATAAATCGGTACAAGAAGAAATCAAAACGTTTATAAATAAACCTTTTGTTTTACAAAATTCAAAAGGTGAATTTGATGAATTACAGTATTCTAAAATGAATAAGATGATGAAATTATTTGAAAATAATAACATCAGAATGAAACGGCAACATGTTTTGAACCAAGTAACCAAACATTTAGTTGAAAATGAAATGTTACCTGCTTTATGCTATGTGTTTTCAAGAAAACAATTGGAAGTTTGTGCTAATGAAGTTACTACAAATTTATTAGAATTTGATAATAAAACGCCTTATATAATTGACAGAGAATGTGAGCATATTATTAGAAAATTACCAAATTATCAAGAATATTTGAATCTTCCTGAATATATTAATATGGTTACGTTACTTCGTAAGGGTATCGCAATCCATCATAGTGGTGTAACTCCAGTATTAAGAGAAATGGTTGAACTTTTATTTGCAAAAGGGTTTATTAAATTATTATTTTGCACAGAAACAATGAGTGTTGGTATTAATATGCCAGTTAAAACAACTATATTTACAGATGTTTGTAAATTTGATGGAGAAAATAACAGAATGTTATATTCACATGAGTATACACAAGCGGCGGGTAGAGCAGGTAGATTAGGATTAGACGCGGTTGGTAACGTTATTCATTTAAACAATTTGTTCAGAAATATAGAAACAATGACGAGTTATAAAACTATGATGAGCGGTAAACCACCAACACTAAAATCTAAATTCAAAATTTCTTACAACCTTCTTTTGAATTTAATAGATATTGGTGACAATAATTTTATCAATTTCGCTAGAAAAAGTATGGTGAAGGATGATTTAGATAGTGAATTGAAAGAAATATATTATGCTATTTCTAGAGAACAAACTCAATTAGATACATTAGAAACAACAATGAAAACCACTAGAACTCCGACTATAGTAATAGATGAATATTTAAAATTAATAGAATATCAAAAAACATCTGTTAATAAAAAACGAAAAGAAATAGAACGACAAATAGAAACTATTAGAGACCAGTATGTTAATATAGAATTTGATAAATTAAAGGTAGAAAAATACAATCAAAAATTAAGAACCATTGACGATTTACAAGAACAATATAATTTTGTTGAAAAATATATTGATAACAATGTTCAGACAATAGTCAATTTATTACAAGATGATGGATTTGTTCAATTAGAAACTGAAGCAAATGTATCAACATTATCATTAACAACGCGAGGTATGATTGCAACTCATTTAAAAGAATCACATTGTTTGATTTTTTCGCGACTTTTTGAAGAAAATATTTTTGACACGTTGAATCCAATACAAATAGTTATGTTACTAAGTTGTCTCACCAACATTGTTGTAAAAGATGAATATAAAAATTATATTCCAAAAACAGATGATACAATCGTTAAAGAAATTATTTTTAAAGTAAAAAACATGTACAATGATTATATCACAAAAGAAACCAAGTTGAATATAAATTCGGGTATTGAATATACTTTTCATTATGATTTAATAAATTATGTAGATAAATGGTGTTATTGTGAAAATGACCAAGAATGTAAAGTGGTTCTACAAAAATTGGCGGATGAAAAGGAAATATTTTTGGGTGAATTTGTAAAAGCATTATTGAAAATCAATAATATTTGTGGTGAATTAGAAAAAATAGCAGAATTAATTGGCAATATGTCTTTGTTGAGTAAATTAAAAGAAATTCCTATAATGACATTGAAATATGTTGTAACAAATCAGTCCTTGTATGTGTAAGCAGTTATGGTTATTTCTCTTTATTATTGGAAAAACAATGGAAAATAATAGAGCATGAACAAATCTGAACATACATGTTTATTTTATTTGCTTTTACATCAGGTTCAATTTCTACGTCAACTTTATTGTCTCCACTTAATACATTTACGTCGTTTTCGTTTTCGTTATCATCTGAAGTTTTACTTTTATCAATAGGATTGGTATCAATATTGTCGTTATTTTGCATTATAATGTTTACACCCTCTTTTATTTTTATACCTTTTATAAATTAAAATACATAAACCAGTGAAGATTTGAAACCGCACCCCTATGGGGTGCTATGGTTCAAACTGTAACTGGTAACTTAGTTGAAGTTTCATCCGCTGTGCGGATTAAAATCTTCAACGGTGTAAATCCTATCAAAAAATAATTTTATTATATTTATAAAAAAAAATATAATAACATGGAATTTAATATAATTAACATAACATGGAAACTACTAATATAATAGGAAACAAATACAAATTAATAAAACAGATTGGTAGTGGGTCCTTTGGTTCTATTTATGAAGGTATTAATATTAGAACAAATGAAAAAGTCGCAATAAAAATAGAAATTATTACAGATGAATTAAAATTATTAAAACATGAATCAAATATTTATAGATTACTTGCAAATGTTGACGGAGTGCCGAAAATTAAATGGTATGGTAAGGACGAATTGTATTATTATATGGTAATTGATTTATTCAGCGAATCTTTGCAAGACTTATTGGATAAATCAAAAAAACTGTCATTTAAAGTTGTATTGCAAATCGGTATCAATATTTTGAACATTTTAATGAAAATACATGATAATGGATTTATTCATAGAGATATTAAACCAGAAAACTTTCTGTTAACTTTGAGTAAACCAACTAAGGTTGTTTTAATAGATTTTGGGATAAGTAAACCATATTTGATTAACAACCAACATATTGTGTTTAAAGATAAAAAAAAATTTTTAGGTACATTAAATTTTGCAAGTATCAACGCTCATAAATTGTATGAACAGAGTCGTAGAGACGATTTAGAATCACTTGCTTACATGTTAATTTACTTTTTTTTTGGTGAATTAGATTGGATGGATACTGTTAACGAAAATAAAAACAATTGTAATGATATTGATATGGTTGAGAAAAATTTTGAATCAGAAAATAAATACGTTAGAACAAAAAAAGAATTAATTGCAAGCAATAGTAATATACCAAAAGTATTAGTAGATTTTTATAAAAATGTTAGAGCTCTTGAATTTGAAGAGAGACCAAATTATGAAAAATATATAGATACTTTTAGAAAAGAACTAGGTAATTTACAATAAGTATAAATTGATATAAAAAAAGTATCACTATTATATTATATGGGATTTGAAAAGTCAATTGAATATATTGAAAGTATTTTTAATTTTATGGAAGTATTGTATAAAAAAGCAGTTAATCTTAACGATAAAAAATTAATACAAATATGTAAAATGATTTTTAATTATTTAATTACTTGTTGCGATG